GCGGCTCCTGATCGAGACGAATATGCACGACTTCTTTCGTACTGCATCAAGCACGGTCATTGGTCCATCCTTGAGCAAGCGAATGTCAGTTTTGAGATTATTACTTCTCGGGCGATTTCGGCTCAGCTGATCCGCCATAAATCGCTGTGCTTCCAGGAACTGTCACAGCGCTATGCAGTGCCTTTCGACGTTTTGCCTGACGGTATCCACGATAGACCGCAAGAGTTTGCGATTAGAAAACAAGCGGAGAAAAATCGACAGTCGAGCACTGAAGATATTGATCCAGGTCTGATGGCTTCCTTCAGGGATCGAATTTACAAATTTGATGTTGAAGCATACTCCCTGTACAAAGACATGCTCGAAGCAGGTGTGGCACGGGAGTGTGCAAGAAATATTCTCCCTATGTATACGCCTACAAGACTCCACGCAAACGGAACAGTGCGCTCATGGGCGCATTACGTGGGGCTGAGAGCTAAAGAGGATACCCAGCTGGAGCACCAGCTAATCGCTCGTCAAATTGCCATGATTCTTGGCCTCGAGCTTCCTACTGTTGTTAAAGCCCTTGTGGAGACAGAGGATCACTCACTCGACGGTTGGCGGTTCTTATCCGACATATCTTGATCCTCTTCAACCCAGTATCCGATGGTAGTTTCTTGTTCGATGAAACCCATCAGATTGGCAAGAGCCTCGTCGAGAAGTTTTTGATCTTCTTCTGAGAGCTTCTCGACAATCTCGTCGACCTCGTTATCGACATGATCTTTCGATTCTTCAGACATCATCAAACTCCTGGAGGTAAGCCTGGCGAGCCTCTTCGTTAATTCTTTTGCGAAGATAAGCAATTTTATCGTCGACGAGGTGGGCGCTTGAGACATATGTAGCGCAAGTAAATCCATCTCGTTTTAGCTCTACTCTTATCAACTCGGGGCCTTGTGTGTCGATAGAGATTTTCTCTTCACTCACGTCGGATCTTTCCAAGGGTTTTCAGGAGCTGGTGCTGTCTGTCGAGGCGCTGTTACTTGAGCTAACTGAGCTGCCCGAATAATTTGACGGTGTTGCTCTAGTTCTTGAGACAGAGCTGCAGTTTGTTGTTTCGCCCAGTTTTGTGCGTTGGTAGTCAGCTCGTCTAACACGCTTGCACTGTGCGGGAAATTAAAAGTGGTTCCAACTCCTTTGTTGTTATTTATTTTAGTTGCCCCCGTGGTTTCAGCTAGAGCAGAAAGAAAGCCGTGAGCTTGGTCGATGCTGACGTTGGCGATAAAAGAAAGTTCTACAGGATCAACTAAACCACGGTTCTTTTCATACAAAGCACTGAAAGCCCCGCTAACTCGGTGAGCAATATCGGAACCTTCCCGAGAGCGGAGAGCTTTTTTATCAGCGATAGATACACCAGCTAAAACCCCTCCCATAAAAGTGAGAGGGGCACCAACAAACTGAGGAGCGGTGATTGCTGTGGCAACAGCAGCAGCGCCACCAAAAAAGATGGTCAGAGGAAAAAACTTAAGTGCCATCGTGCTTTTGAAAAGAAGATTCCCATTTAGAAAAGTCAGGCTCCTGAGCGAACTCCACAGGGTTCGGAAGCCGTGTATCACCATGAGAGGCGCGATCCGATGTTAGATCAAAAGGTTTCAGACGCAAACCTTTGATTGCAGGCATGCCTGACTTAGTCGTAGCTTTGCAATGCGGAAGCTTCAAGATGTTGCACAGAGTTTCTAATGTTCTTTCTACAAATCTGGGTTTGGCAGCCGGTTTGTATCCACAAGCCTTACAGAAGTTGGCGTAACTTGCGTACAGCTCTGTATATGCGTTTTTAACAAACATGCCTTTTTCTGACTCATCAGTGCTCGGGCGAGCGGCACCTCGACCAACGTGTGTGGCTGTGTTCGGCGCATAGAGACAGCACTCGCCCATCCATGCCACGTACTGGTTGTTAAAGACCAAAGCATCGATATTGGTTTGAGCCAGCGAGGGTGCGTGTTTGACAGGGTTAGCTAGGACGTCCCGCATTTCGGCAAAGGGCATCGATAAAGCCCAGGAAACGATGCCTGGCAGTTCTTCAACGAAGTCACCCTCGAGCCTGTCGTCATAGACATCTAGGAGCTGTCGACGCTGACTCGGAGGAACAACTTTGTCCATAACGATTGTCAGACGCCGTCGTTCGAGACCGCTGGTGGAATCGTTAGAGCTGATGTGTTCATTACTGGCAATGCAGACCAGACACTCAGGCTTGAAGCTAATAATTTCTTTGCCGTATTTGCGTTCTGCACGGAGGGTGTCTGATGCTGAGGTCAGTTTTTTCAGCACGTCCATCCGTTTGTTGTAGTTCGATTCGTCTGTAAGGAGCAGAAGACGCTTGCCAATCAAGTTGTAAGTTTCAAATTTGTTCTGTTCGATCAACTCCAAGCTCGAGGTGTGGGTGCTGTTAAAACCAGCAAGCGCAATCATGAGCTGCTGCATCGTCGACTTACCGGTTCCGCCTGGGCCGACCAAGTGCAGGAAGCGTTCTCCAGAGGTATATCCGGTCAAAAGGGCTCTGGAGAAAGCTTGGATAAGTTTTGCTTGACCCTTACGAAGGGAGTCATCCATCCAAGCTAAAAATTTTGGACACTTGCGATCTTGATCCCACTCATAGAGAAGGCGAGAGCGAAAATAGAGCTCTTTATTTTTGCCTGGTTCAAACTCAAAGCTGTCGCTGTCGAGCGCACCGTTCGCGAAAGGGATGTGCTTTCTGCCCTTGCTAAAGATGCTTGTGCGACCACCGTCCAGAGACTTGAGCATCTTTGCTTGGAGCATCGCGTAGACACTGTTGACAGTGGAGGATGCGTATTTGGGCAGAACTCCAGCCGACACAAAAGTGTCTAAAGCGTTAACGATGCGCCTTTTGACGTGCATTTCGTCTTGCACATACCAGATGCCTGTGTCTTCGTCGTAGGTGTAAAAGTTGTCGTGGGTGCTGTCATATAGGTAATTGTCACCTTGATTTGTAGCAATTATTTCGGCTACGTCGTTTTCTGCAAAAGCTCTCTTTTGTTCGGTTGCATTCTGCAGATTTACCAACTGAGCAGGCGTCTCTGGGACAGCAGTTTCTTTGTTTGTCATTGTTGTTTTTGTTGTTGTTGTGGATTCTTTCGAAGATTTTTCATCGAGAGAGAAATCATCGAAAGTCAAAATAGAATCAAAAGCTTTAGCTCTTGCTTGCTTTACTGATTCTTCGATGTCGCTGGGAACGACGTCTTTGAAAGTGTCGATGTCGACGGACTTGAGCCGTTTCCAGGCTGCAATATCGTCATGCTCCGATGCCATAACGATAGCTGGTCTGATCGCCTCAACATCTCGGATGCTTTCGACGATACGAGTAAATTTGCCGTCCACCTCCGCTGGGTACGCATAGACAGCATAGAACGCACGGTGTGCTACTGTCAAGGGTGATATACGACTCGCAATCCCGTTTTCCCTGAGCCAGTTGGTCCAGCCGAGTATTTCTTTAACGGCTCGTGTGACTGCAAGACTCCTGTCGTCTACAGGTTTACCTTCGAGAATGTCTGAAACAGATCTCGCTAAAAGTTTTTCAAAATCAATTCCATCCTCTTCAATCTTGATGTCTTCAAGTGCATCAGTCACATCGAAACGTTCGCCTTTGGCCTCTTGAGGCAGGGCGTGAAAGGCTTTAAGAGCCTCATCAATTTTTTCTTTAGGGATAAATTTATCTGTAATTGTCAGTATCCCTTCTACAGATTTAGTTCCGTAGAAAAGATTTGGAACCTGCGTGGCTCGTATATCTGATCCAGGAATGTCTTTGGAGATTGCTCGAGTAAACCACTGGTAAAAATCTCCGTCGATGATAGGTTTTTCGAGGCCAAAAACCAGTCTGAATCGAGGCCATGACTCAGAAGTAGAAGGAGAGTCATAAGCAAGAGAAAGATATTTTTTACATATGTCTAACTCTTGCGCTTGTTCCCAAGTAAGTTCTTGTTTTTGAATTTTGTTTCCATCAGCATCTTTTCCATCAGCTTGATTATCGATATCAATAATTATTAATCCAGCATGGATGATGCCAGTACTATCTTTCACACGCTTTCCTTCAAGCATGTGCCACGCACACAAGCCTTTACGCTGTCCTACCTCGTCTGCTATACCTAGAGCATCGAGTTCTACAGCTTCCCAGTTATTGTTGAAAGATCGGAAGTCACCGCCTGCCTCAATTTTGCCCGTAGCAGCATCTAGTGCACTGACGACTTTGCTGTTTACAGAACAAATGAATTGCATGACGTGATTTGATGTCCTCCCATTCTGCCTTGGATCTAGGCTTTTAACACGCTTCTGACAAAGTTTTAAGACTGAGCGGCCTTAGGACGCACCTCGTTAAAGAATTTGTCGACTAAGGCTAGCCACGCAAGCTCGTCCTTCTCTACTTCAGTCTCGCCGAAAGTAAAGACCTGTGTTTGGTAGTCATCGATCGGGGTGGAAACAATAATCTGCGTCTTATTAATTTTGATACCTAAGCAAGCCTCTGCTGCGAGTTTGTAAGCAGCTAATTGTAGCCGTGTCTTTTTGACTTTAAAAACTCCTGAGATTAGAGCCTTCTTCGTCTTCTCGTCGACGTTGGATTTTTTATTTGGGAACCGCGCACTGTAGGGACCTGCGCTCGTTTTGAAATCAGCCAGGACAATCTCTGCATTGTTATCCATGTAAATCAAATCACAGCACCCCGCATATCCGTGCTTTGTATTTTCGTCGTAATAAAAAATTCTTCCTACACCATCGTCGCCGACATACTTAGACCATTTCGGTTGGTTGTAAGGTCGTTCAGACCACAAGACTCTTCCGCCTTCAAGGATCTCATCCATTCTTTCCGGAACTCCTTTCCAAAAAGGAGCGTACGCTTCCGGAGGTACGACTTTTAGACCACGAATATGATTCTCAGTCGCTTCGTGGATCCATGTTCCCCTTGCTGCTGCGGCGTCTGCTGCGCCAGGGTTCATGATGTTCCAGTGCGCCAACTTCTGTTGAGTCTTGGCAGACTGGGTGCTGCTTAGGATAGACGTTACAGAGGGCAAGTAATCAGGTACTCCAGGGCATTTGTAATGCCGAAGTCCATTAATAGTCTTACGTGTATCCATGTTTTCTACTTTATTTAATACTAGAACTGCGCTAGCCCGCTGCCTGGACCGTTGTTGTCACCTTCATTTTCATCGATGAAGAATTCACTTTTTTGATACTCGAACTCTCTATTACGTTGATCAAGTTCACTTACAAGACAACGACCTGCTGAGAAAGAATCAGCAACTAATTCTGCGATTTCATCTGCTGAGCGGGGCTGACCAGCGTGGTCAACACACTCCTGCAAAAGTTGATGGCTCACTAACAGTGAAGCAATAGTGTCTAGCTTTTTATTTGTTTCCTGTTGCGCTTCAATCCACTGACTTAACAAGAGCTGAAGTCTGCCTTTCATTTTTTCATAAAAAAGATTTTGGTCGCTGCCAGCTTACATCGAAATCAATATTTGTCCCTTTATCTGTTGGCTTTGCTTTGTCGTATACCATCCATGCAGATGTTACTGAGTCTTTTGTTTTGCTTTGGTCCGCACGAAATATTGGTCTGGGATTTAAAACGATAAGGTTAGATAAAGATTTTTCCAGAAGGAATGCAGATCTCGCTCGTGTTGGTTCAAGAAATGTTAAGCGGTCAAGAATAATAAGACCCCTACTAGCCAGTTCGTAACCAGGTTCGATAATCCACTGTACGTTTTCGCGTACGCCTTGGGTAATCGCCAAGGTCCAATCGAAGTCAGGAAGGTTTTTCCACCAAGAAGCATCGAGGTAATCGGTATCACTGTCGGCTCGAATGCAGTCGATGTGTCCCAATGAATTTAGTTGAGCCTCCAGCTGGCCGTCTGTATCAAGAGGTAGAACAATCCTCCCTGACACGAGGTTTTTTTCTGCAATAGGATTAATAATATTGTCGGGTACTTTATAAAAGCTCATGGAAAGTGATGATTTACTACAACGCTTACGTGATTATATGACGATGGAACAAGAGTTTTATCATCAAAGGTTTATGTCACGCGCACGAAAGATCGATAAAGTAGAGGACTTTGTAGAGATCTTAGACCTGCTTCACTCAAACTACTTAGTTCAGAAAAGGCTTTTTCATAATCTTGCAAAGTCTGTCGCTGATTCTGGAGTCGAACTTCCAGCACTCAGTGATCTTCTCAAGTCATAAAAAAACCGCCGAGAGCACTCCGGCGGTTCGTCCTGTGTGATTCGTCTCTAGATTACACCGAAAGACCTGCAGCTTTCAACGCTTCTTTCTGTTCCTTTGTCAGTTCTTTAGAATTGTCTGACGTGGGCTCTGGAGGGGCTGCCTTGGGTTCGCCAGCACCTGCAGGGAGAGCGCTCAAACCTTCTGCTTTAGCACCCTCCAACTGAGGGTTCGCTTCGTCAAAAGCTGCTTTGATCTCAGAGTGATCTGTTCCCAAAGGTAATTCGACCAGATTCGCACCGGAGATATGAGAACGAAGTGCACTTGATACCAAGTCTCCTCCATCGCTCTGGAGCCAATCATTAATATCTTTGATAAGAGTTTTTTCTTCGTCGTCTTTGACTGGCCGATCAACGAACTCAAGCACGTTGTAATTAACTTTACCAGTGTCTGCGCCCGTCACCGGATCAGTCTGAGTAAAGCTCCTTTGAACGAACTTGGTCTGAGTCACGACCTCCGCAACATTGATGCGGTTGTTGTAAAGGGTTTGGAAATATGAGATGAAGTTTTTCTGACTGCTCTTCCCAGAGATAACAGCAGTTGATACGCATCTACTAGGTAGCAGACGATGAGTAGGGTCCACACCAATAAACGCAACCCGGATGAATTCTTGACGGTTTCGCATGCCGAGGTTCCCATAGAAGGGAGTAAACCCGAGCAGTACAAATGAAATAGGGATTCCATTGTCGTTGGAATCTGTGATTGCTTGATCGGGATCCGTGTCCGACTTCCAGCGACGCTGCTGAAGATCGATACGGAGCGTGTGCGGTGGGACTTGGCAGAGAATTTCATCAGCCGCAAATTGTCCAGCAATAAAGACCATGATTAATCAGAGGGAGAAGTTAATTGAACCAATAGCCGCTGCAGCGACTTGACCTTTTTCGGGGTCAGCTGCTTTCTTGGGCGCGGACTTCGTGCCCTTAGGAAGGTACAGAATCTGATCAACTGCGTAATTCAGATACTGCTTTTCACCTTTTTCGCTTGTGCTAACTCGACCGACAGCGATTGTCGGTGTTCCGTTAGGTAGCTCAGAAAGTTGTTTGGAGTGCTGGTTCCAAGCAGTGAGCTTGAACCAATTCGTTTCTTTGTCGTCAGGGGCTTGCCAGGCGATAGATCGGTTTGTGACAGTTGAGTCACCGACCTCGCTTTCTTCTGACTTCGGACCAAGTCCACCGCATGCCATAAAAGTATTGATGGCAAGGATGTCGCTGAAGTTTTCAGGGGTGACAACCAACATTGGTTGCATCTGAATCACTCCATCCGGCGTGGCTTTGGTAGGACCGATGGCAAGTACCTCTTGTTTTTCGTCAAGGTCTTTAAGGAGTTTGCCAACGTAATGATCTTCTTTTTGGATCAGTTGGACTTTGGTTGAGATTTTTTTGTTTGAGGAGGGCAAAGATTCAGCAATGACGTTGACTTTGCCGTCTTCGACCAGAGCGGAATCTGTGACCCTAAGTCCTAGAAGAAAGACGTTCATCTTTGAGGATTCGGTAGATCGTTGAGCGGTGTACGTTGAGTGCCTTAGCGATTTGCGGAACGCTCGCGCCTTGGCTACGGAATGCTAAAAGCATCTGGAGATCCCCGCCACCAAGTTTTGAATTCTTTTCATGTAAATACTGGTTATGGTATGGGTTTACACACAATGGATTCTTGCATATATTTTTTACTACAGCATCCTTCGTTATATCTAAGTAACCGAGTATGAGCGGGCGCACATAAAATCTTTTACCCAATGTATACACAGCTGGGACTTTGTTTACGACTGAACCTTCCCAGTCAAAACATTGCTTGTGATCAAAATCGTTGAAAGCTAATTTTTCAAACAGTTCACTCAGCCTGTTTTGTTTGGCTTTGCCGTAGCCCAGCTCGAATCTATCTGCTTCTAAACTTCGAGCAATATCAAGTGCTTGCGCCTGCGCGTGGGCAGCGTCGAATGCTTTGATTGATATTTTTACTTCAATCTGCGCCTTCGAAAGTAAAAGGCTGTACTCCTCAGAAGACATCATCTAATAAAGGTCCGAAGAGTGTAACACCCCTCGGACTTTTTGAGATCAGCCCATCAGTTCGCTGAACAGGTTGCCGACGTTAGGACCGACATTTAAACCTCTATCTTTGGCGCGTCTGCCAACCTTTAAGATTTCGTCAGACGTCGCTCCTTTATCGATAAGTGCTCGGACATCTTGGAGACCGAAACCTCCCTGACCGTACGCGGCGTAATCAAAATCTTCAAAGCGATCTTTTGGCGCGGGCATATCACCCGACATCATTTTCTGGTTGCTTTGAGCGGGTCGGTCTGGTGAGTCAGGAGCAGATGCGCGTGGGTTTGTGGCGTTTAATCCCTCTAAATAAGTTTCGTAGAAAGGTTTGAGACTTCCGGTGACGTTTCCAGTTCTGTAACCAGTGTCTCCGTAAGCATCGCCGCCTTGTCCTTTGAAGCCCATTTCATAAGCATCAAAACGATTTTGAATCTGACCGATCCGATCTAACTTGGTGTCGTCTCCACCGGGACGGAAGAAAGCTTTGGCTTCCAGGAATCGACGTCCTGCGTCTGCCTGATCGAAGAACGGTTTATCAGCTGAAAACTGTTGGTTTACGAAAGCGCTGTAAGCATCTGCTCCTCCTTCTGCACCTTTTCCTCCAAAAGGCGCAGCGCCTGCTTTGGTAATAACGTCTTTATAAGGTTCGAAACCTTCTGCACGAATGTTTTTGTACAGACGATCAATGTCAAATCCGTAGTCATCACCTTTTTGAAGATCTTTCAAAAGAGGATCAAAAAGTCTGTTATAAGTTTCTTGATCGCCAATTTTATCTCCAAGTGTCCGACGCAGAAGCTGATTTGCTTTTCCTACAGCTTCTTGCTTACTCAAATCCTTGGTGTAATCCATAGGCGACCGGCTGAACTGGACGTCTTGGGCTTCAAAGAAAGGCTGTGTCGGAGTAGGTTCGGGTTCGGAAGGAGTAGGAGTCGGCTCCTCTGTCGAAGGAGCATCTAACATATTTCCCTGACCAAAGTTGCTTCCTACAACATTAATATTATTGATTCCGCCTTGGGCACCGCCGAAACCAAGCGTCGACGTGACACCAGTTTGCTGCTGTGGACGGAAACTCAGAGCACCGCCTCGACCTTTAGAAGTTGTGCTGAACGACAAATTGGGGTTAAGACCAAGAAAGCCTTTGCCATCTTCGTCGTCTTTAAATAATCCAGCCAGGTCGATACCAAATAAACGTCCAGCTGTACGAAGACCAGAGCTAGTCATTCTCAGACTTAATTACATATACTTCAATTTAGCTGTTTTTTAGCCAATAGCGACTGATATCGAAACCAGGACCACAGACTGATTTTAATGTTCTAGAAATTCTTGATGCTTCCTCGTAATCTTTAAATCGTTTTGCTTTTTCTCTATTTTTTGTGTATGAACAGAGTAATTTCTTTTTCGTATTAAGGCAGTCCAAAACGAACTCGTCGTTACGAGTCACAATCCATACTTCTCTAAAACTGAGAAGTGGCATAGCGCTTCGCTGCTCATCTGTATACAATCTTCCTGTTAACTTACACTCTGATGCCTTATCTGTCTTTTTAATTTTTTGTGTTTTAACTTTTACAGTCTCTTGAATGAGACCATTTTCTTTAAGAGTTTTATTTAATTTTCTAGCTGCGTTTGCTGCGACTAAAGGTTTTTCATAAAACTCTTTAGTCATAATCATGCACTTATCGGTTTTGACGCACCCGACATATCCGCTGTCGGTCTTAGCAGTAAAGACGTCGCGTTTCTCGTCTTCGGGAAGCCAAACAGTAATCAAATTCATTTTTCAGCCCAGGAGTCTCCGACGTTTGCGTCGCATTTAACGGGAACTTTACTCAAAACGGATTCAGCTGCAAGTTTCATTTCGGTCTCAAGCACTTCTTTGAAGTGGTCTGCTTTACTCTCTTTGGCTTCGAAAATTAATTCGTCGTGCACTGTGGCAATGGGACGGAAATCATCGCTTACTAATTTTCCTAGGCGGGCGATTGCAAGCTTCAGTATGTCCGCCCCTGCTCCCTGAATCAGGGTATTGGCGCAGGTGGTCATGGCCGCGTCGTCGTAACTCAGCAACCTTCTCCTCCCAATAGGTGTCCTGACATAAGTCCAGCCGTCCTGAACCATAGCGTTTCGTTCTCGGTGCCATTCTTTGAGTCGCGGGTAGGCACGGTGGAAACCTGAATGAGCCACCTTAGCCTCAGATAATGAAATGATGTTACCTGAACTAGCAGCATATGTTTTGTATTTTTTGAAACCCATGCCATACAGCAACGCGAAGTTCAGGGTCTTTCCCATCTGACGCTGCGACTTTTCCACCTTGTCGATTGGCACATGGTAGATCAGGCTTGCAGTAAGAGAGTGCAGGTCTGCCCCTTCTTGAAAAGCTTGGATCATTTGAGGGATGCCGATGAGCTCAGCCGCTAGCCGAAGCTCGATCTGGGAATAGTCCGCAATAACAAACTTGAATCCATCTGACGGAACAAAGCACTCTCTAAATTCTTTGTCTCTCGGTACTTGTTGAATATTGATTCCCCACGATTCTTTTTTCTTATTACCTGTAACTCGTTTTGCTCCGGAGCTTGTGAAGCGTCCGCTGTTTGCTCCGTACGAGTTGTAACCGCTGTGCATTCTCGAGGACACAGGGTTGATGTTGGTCAGAATTTTTTCAACGTGCGCTAAGGCAGTCTCAAGTTTGGTTCGTTTTCGTAGGAGGTTGAGTGTTTCGTCGTCGCTATCGAATTCGCTTAATGCAACCTGAGACAGCGTTTGCTTTCCAGTTCTAGCGTCAGTTGGTAAAGCAGTGCCGATCTGATTGAAGCATCGGACGCATTGTGCATTAGATCCAGGATTGAACTCCTTTTTGGCGTTCTTTCCAATGGCGATAGACCCGTCAGCCCTCCGTGGGAGTTTAAATTCATCGGAAAGACGATTATCAAGGGACTCACAAAATAATCTAGTAGCTGTGTCAAGCTCCTGCTGTTTTAGATGCTGTAGAGCTCTTACTTTACTGACATCTACACCGAAACCATAGTGACACATCAGTGCCACAGGGCGGATTACCTGACTCTCGAGAGTGTAGACCTCAAGCAGGTTCTCAGCCGCAAGCTCGTTCAGCTGAAGACCAGCGATTTTAGGGAGGATGTCTACGTCTCTAGCTGCATATTCAATTTGATCCAAAGACAATTCCTCAGCACTCCAATCCGAAACTTGTTGTTCTTTGGAGATTTCAATTTCTAATCTTCTTGCGACTACAGCTTTGAGAGAGCAGCTGACGTCGCCAAAGAAAACCTTTTCAGTTTTGGGGCTGACTTTCTTTTCTTTATAACCTGAGCGAAGGCACCGCTCAGCGATAAAAGTATCGAATATTTTTTTCTTGAAATCAATTCCGAGCTTCAGGAAAAACTGTAAGTCGAAGTTGGCATTATGGAATAGAAGCATCTGGCGTGACTCTATGAGTGCTTTCAGACCATCGATGTCTTTGCACTTGAAGAAGTCAATCACGTAAATAGTTCTGTCTTCTACGTCCTCTTGAGTCGTGCAAAGCTGCAAAAGTCTTGGCTCATGCACTCGAGCATCGAGCCCCGTGGTTTCAAAGTCAGCGCAAAGTTTTGGGAGTGTCCACAGTTCCGCTAAAGCAGACTCAAAGTCTCGGCGGTTGGTGATGTAGTTGACGTTCATTGCATTAAAAAAGGACCGCTTAATTCGCGGTCCCTTGAGTTTAGCCCGATTTTTTTTCAGGCTTTACGAGTGTTCCAGAACTTCAAAATAAACTCGTCAAGGTCGCCCCAGGTATCTGCGAGTACGCTGCCTGCTTCGGTGAGCTCAAGACGATAGACCTTGCGTTGAAGATGATTCTCTGTGCCGGTTAGCTTTTTGTCAGCTGAACCATACTCAACGCTGTCCTCTACTTTGACGAAACCAGTCTGTTTCAAAAAGGCTGTGCCGTCACGAAGAGCTCCGTACACAGGAGAGCTGTGGTAAGTGATGAGACCCTTTTGAGGCTTAGCAACAAAAGGCTTGAACTCGCCCTGCACACGCTTGAAGCCAGAGAAGATTTCAGACTGAACATCAACGTCCTGGTTCCACAAAGCGTTTACCTGCTTCACGGCAATCTCTCGGATGGTCAAGCACTTACCACCAACGAGACTGTCGACGATCATGGCAGCGCCGACATTTTTTAAACTCCTGTAGTTGCAGAGCTGGTCAAGAGCCTCATCAAGAGAAATCTTTTTGACAGCAAGCTTGCTGATGGTGTGACGATTCCGAACTTGTTTCTTTTGAGGAATCGAAGGAGAAGTGATCGCCAGCTTCGCAGCAAGGCTTGCGAGTTCTGGATGTTTCTTTTCGATGCTCAGATTGAAAAGTTTGCTGCTGTCGAGAAGCTTTGCATCGACGTGGTCCATTAGGTCCACGGTCACGGTTGGTGCTTCAGTTCCGATTGAGAGGAGAGTTTTGGCTTCGGATTCCTTGAGTTGGATTCCAGCGATTTCAAATTTGACTTGCATGTTGTTGGCAATCAACTCGTACAGCGTAATGACATTCTTTTACTCGTCAACTTGCCTTCATTTTTGTAATGTCTTTTTCAACATCTTGCACTATGTTCCACAACTCATACTTAGTGCACCTAATGACATGGTGTAACTCGTGAAGGCTTTCACAAGAATAATTTTTTGTTATGTAAGGTCTAACTCGAATAGTCTTTTCTGATCTTGGCTGTCCATCAAGTCCAATCATCAGGACGTTGAAGATCTCTGGACCCGTTAGATATGTGATAAGCCGGTCTTGGTATGAGGTCATCTTGACCGACTCATCTAGTTGGGTGAGACACGATGCGATCCATTCGAGCAGCTCTTTTGAGGCATCGAGATGCATATATTTATCTGCAATGCTTTCAAAGCTTTCTACTGCTTCTCTAATGGAGTTCACGGTCCTTTGTATACATGAACCAACCTTAGATCTTGTTTAACTTATCGCTTTTTGGAATAGGGAAGAATTCTCTGCATCTTCACAGATGTCAACAAGATGCACCGAGTCACAGAACCTCGAAAGACTTTGACTCTTTTTGCCGATGCAGAATGCATGGACATCGAGATGGTTTGAGTCTTTGAAAAGGTTGAACTTACGAACCGTGGCGTCTGTGACCTGGCACTCTCCGTCAGTGATAATCAGCATGTCTGCTTTCGGATCGATGTCAGCACGGGAATAAGCGTGCTTCATCACTTGATCAAAAGATGTTCCCCCTCGAGTGAACCAAGCCATTAGAAACTCCAGGACTTCGTCGCTGCTCCCAGAGCGTGGCTCAAGAACGATGCTTTGATTGATGCCTGTGTCAAACAGATGAACTTGTATCTCGCGATTGTCCTTAGAGCATTGTTCTGCAATTACGTAAGTGATTGCCTTTGACCAAAGCTCTGACGATCCGGCCATGGAGCCTGAGATGTCGACATACATCACGACAGGACCACGGTCGACTTCCTTGGTCTTGGCTTCAAAATCTTTGCTGAGTATTGTTTTTTGCGAGTACTTGTAAGCGAATAGTGCTTTGCCTTCAGGGGTGGCAGCGAGGGCAATCTCCGAGGGAAAAGCTTTTGCTACGTCGTCAGACATCTTTGCTCCAACGATGTCGCTGTAGCTCGAGCGTTGGTTTTTCGCACGTAATCGTTTTGTCCAGGACTGTTTCAGACCGCCTAGTTTTTGAGCCAACTGCACGAGTCTTTTATTTTTGCGGAGCCGTTGAGCCAGTTCCTGCTTTTGTTTAACGTCATCGAGGCGCACCCCAAAGCCCTCGTGGTCCCCAGCCAGGTTGCTCATGGCTTCCTGAATATCTTGAGCTTCTTGCTGAGCCTTTTCAATTGAATAATCGATGTCGGCTTTGTATCTGTCGTGGTGTGCGTTGAGAGTATCCTCGATGGCTTGACCGAGCTCCTTGCCTTTTTGCCTCAGTTCTGCAGCTTTCTGCGTGTCGCCCTGCTGCATTGCCTCCACGAACTCTTGTCGGATGTCTGCGAGATCCTGAGACATCGAAGTCATCGCAGTGTGGACACCGTTATCCTCAGACATAATCTCTTCAAGCAACTCGCTCAGTTCGTTTAAGACACAGACAGCTGTGTTGCCTGACTCGAAATGCCTTCCCAAACAATTTTGTTGAATCGATGCGTAAACGTGACTGTTGGCGACATCGATGAGAATGTTGTTCCAAAATGCATTTTCAGGTTTATAACCCTTTGGCATTGAGGGTGTCTCGCCATTTTGTTTTTGCCGAAAGTAATTCTCCATGTCGTCGAGAGACACGAGAGGAGTTACTTCACCTCCTGAATAGAAGAACTCGAACAGTTCTTTTCCGAAACGACTTAGCTGTCTAATCTCGAATCGATCAGTGAAGTATTTGACCTGGGGCTTGGTTTCCCGGACGAAGTCAGGCCACAAAAAATCTGTCAGTGCGGAGACCGAAAGAACGAGGGGATCAGATGCAGCAAGCCTTAGGAGTTCTGTTGTTGATTTCATTTTGAGTAACGAGAAATAGCTTCTGAAACTTGGTCAGCATTGTGGTTAATGCTCTGACAAAGCTTGGTCGCTTTCATTCTTTGAGTGGCAGTGAATCTGACCTTGCTGCTGTCCAGTGCTTCTTCTGCTTTGCCAGCAATATGACGCAGCTCCTTGAGAATCTTTTTGAGCTTTTGCATGTGCTCATTAACTTCAGGAAGGTTGCTGATGCTGCGAGTCCGCAAGGAATTGAACTCATTCATGATGCCATTGGAGGCTTTTGAAAGAGAACGAAGAAACTGATCAGCCGTTGGTACAACTTGATCTACAACTTCCTTGATTGTTTCTAAATCTTCCTCTGATTGATAAACGATGTGGTGGAGTGTGGAATGTAGGTACTCAGGATGCAGAGCGTCGTCACCCTGCACCACAGCCCAGCCACGGAGAAACTTGAGAATCTGGACGCGGCGTCGATCAGAGATGACCATGCCTCTGCTTTCGAGCATGTCCATGCACTCAGTAAAAATGTCGATGAATTCTTCAGACGCTTCGACTTCATTAGCTGCTTTTTGCAAAGTCTCGAGGCTTTCGATTGTTAGCTCTGACTCCACTGCCGGTCGTTTGCCAGACAATGCCCAGCCATAAAGCTTTCGTTTGCTCGTGGGCTTTTTCAGTCCTTCGATAGTCGGGCGGAAAAGAAAACGATCACAGAATGCCTGTAATGATTCTTCCGTTGGGAAAGAGTTTGTTGCTGCTACGACTGATTTGATTTTCGTTTGTACAAGTTCTTTGCCGTTGTTAAAGGTGCGCTCATTCAAAACCTGGAGGAGCGAATTCAGAACAGCAGAGCTACCGCGAAACAGTTCGTCGAGAAAAGCTATGTTGCTGTCGGGGAGATAGCCCTTGATGTCCCGCGTGTATTCATCCTCGAGAAGTTTCGATACAGCGACCGGACCGTAGAGCTCTGAGGGATCTGTTGTTGGGGAAAGAAGGTAACCAAAGAACTTGCTCCCGCTGAAACCGTTAGCGATCTGCCTGACCAGCTCTGACTTGCCTGTCCCTGGTGCACCAAACAAGAAACAGTTTTGTTCAGTGATGATCGAGGCGATGACTCCGTCGATGACATCAGTGCGCTCAAGAAATGTGTTGTTGAGACTTACTCGAAAGTTTTGAAGAGAAGTGAAGGTAGAGCTGTCCATGATCAGAAAAATTTGCGTTTAGATTTTTTGTGAATGTCGATCGACCCTGCGTGAATCAGACGTTCAAAAGTCGCAGTCTTGTGTCGACTTGATCTTGGTTTCCTTAAGCTCCTCAGCAATTGAATCCATGAAGGAAGCACCAACCAGAAGTTCCTTAGTCTTGCCAAACACCTGTGAAAGATGCTTGGCGCGGTGTTTGTAAACACCTGTCTGAGCTTCGATTTCCGTTTCAAGCGCTTGGAGATCATCGAGGGATTTGCAGTTTGGGATTGCTTGGAGAAGAGTTTCGTAAGAATTTGAAAGAGTGAGAGACATTTGTAGAG